TATCCCAAGAGGACACAAGTTGGAAGTCCGTCCCGGTCGTATGATTATGACCAACGGCAACCCAGCTGAAACCTTGATGCCCTTTAAGTTTGGCGGCGTGGATCAGATCACCTTCTCGCAGGGGCAACAGCTTCAGAACATGGTGAGCCAAGCGACAGGATCAGGCGAAGGTGCACCCGCTCAGAGTGGCGGTGATGTAACAGCAGCCGGTCAGTCCATGTCCCAAGGTGCTGTAGTTAAGCGCCAGAAGCGCACACTGGTAAACTTCCAAGAAAACTTCTTGATCCCATTCGTACGTAAAGCTGCTTATAGGTACATGCAGTTCGACCCTGACAACTACCCAGTGCAGGACTACACGTTCATTCCATTCAGTTCGCTGGGTGCTATGGCGCGTGAGTACGAGGTATCTCAACTAAGTCAGATCCTACAGATGGTCGGCCCTGAGTCTCCAGCTCATGGTGCTATCATCAAGGGAATCATCGACCACCTTAACGTATCCAACAGGGATGAGCTAATAGCTGCTATCGACGCTGCTAACCAGCCCAACCCAGAAGAGCAACAGCGACAGCAGCAGATGGAACAGGAAGCACACCAAGCCCAGATGGCTATACAGCAGGGTCAGGTTGCATTACTGAACGGTCAGGCCGCTGAGAGCCAGAGCCGTGCAGAGAAGTACAACATCGAAGCTCAGCTGATGCCTGAGGAGCTAACCCTCAAGTATGCTGAGGATATGGACGAGAAAGAGTTCCAACGTAAGAAGCAGATGTCTGAGCTTCTACTGAAGGAGCAAGAGCTACAGGTTAAGCAAGACGGCCAGATGGCTAATGTAGCTAAGATGGGAATGGAGCAAGAAGCTCCTACACCCCCTCAGAGGCCCTCAATGCCTCCACAGGGGATTTAAGGCAAGAAGCCATGTGGTACACAGGGGGTGCATAAGCGCCCCTTATATCCCCTTACAGGAGCTTACATGGTACACTTAAGAGAAAAAGGTAACGGATACTACGGGTATCTAAACGCAGACATAAGAGAAGCACTTGGTAAGTTGCAGGATGTAGTTCAGCACTTAACCTCAGAGATACAGTACACACCCGATGGTGACCTAGCAGAGCACAGCTTGAACGTAATGAGTGGTGGTTTGAACTGCTTTGGTGAGCTAGCGGTTGTGAGTGGATACGTTGTACTTAACGCAAACCTAGTACCTGTACATGCAGATAACGCAGCCGCAGGAGCAGCAGGCATTGAGGTGGGGCAGGTTTATGCAACCCCAGCTGGTGCTTTGATGATGCACACAATATGAGTACTTATGTGGTTCTCACGGTAGACGGGGAACCTACAGCGATTAACATGAGCAAGGTAGATAAAGTTGTGCACTCCACACGAGGAGGCAAGGACAATCTGGACTTCTACTTCAGTAAGACCTACAAGATAACAGTTGAGGATATAACGATTGAACAGTTAGTCCATGACGTAATACAGCACGAACTATAAAGGTGTAGTCATGGAACACAGAACTATAGCTGCACTGAGCGGCATCGTAACACTAACACTATTGTTCGTTGTCCTCTACGCTAATGCAGAGGGTAACAGCGCACACTTGAATCAAGAAGTAACGCACCAGATACTGGATCATATTATTATGTTCTTCTCTGGTGCAATCGTAGGGATCGGCATTGACCGACTCATAAAGAAGGCGACCTCAAAGGAGAGATAATCGCATGGTAGACCAGAAGAAGTTCGACGAACTAGTCGAGAGCACAACCCGCTATCTCCAAGACGTACTCAACCGAGTAGCTAGTTTGGAAAAAGAAGTGGCTGAACTTAAAGCTAAGAAGACCATCTCAAGGAGCGCTAAGAATGACTGAAGAAGATAAGAAGTTCTTTGAAGATGCGCGGGACTTGTTCTTGACTACCGGCTGGGCTAACTTTAAAGCCGAGCTTGAGGTTGCGATCAACCAAATACACGTAGCTAACTGTGAAGACGAGAAGGAGTTCTGGAAGGCTAAGGGCCGTTTCGAGATCCTGTCGCAGCTGTTAGGTTACGAGAACGCTGTTGCAGCAGCTGAAGCTTCCAACGAGGAGGTGGATGATGCGTCGGATCTATGACGTACGCTGTACCAAGTGTAACGAAATCACTGAGGTGTTTGGCAGAGCGGAAGATGATTTCCGGTGTGGAGCCTGTTCTGCTCCTGCTAATACCATAGTGTCTCCTGTGAAGTGCAAGCTTGAAGGTGTCTCTGGGGACTTCCCCGGCGCTGCATTCAAGTGGAAGCGCGACCACGAACGGAGAGCACAGAAGGGATAACTACTAACGTAACCCCTTAACCTTATATCTGATAACCCTTTAAGGGCCGGAGTTTAATAATGGCTACATTGATAGATACCGATGGTGAGATAATCGCAGAGACAAACAACCTTACTGAAGACGACGCAGTAACAGAGGAAGAGTTGGAACAGCCGGTCGCGCCGGACGAGTACAACGAAGAACCTGAGACTGAAGAACCTGAAGAGGATGTCCTCCCCGATAAGTACCAAGGTAAGTCTGCATCCGACATTGCACGAATGCATCAAGAGTTGGAAAAGCGTTTAGGTCAACAGTCATCCGAAGTGGGCGAGTTACGCACAGCCTTCGACGAGATGGTTAAGAACAGCATGACCGCGCAGCAGGCTCCAACACCGGAAGTAACAGAGGTCGACGACATTGACTTCTTTGCTGATCCGAACGCAGCAGTGAATGCAGCAATCGCTAATAACCCCGTAATGAGACAGATGCAGGAAGCTACTGTAGCTGCTCAGAAGGAGAAGGCGTTGACTGCTATTCAAGCTAAACACTCTGACATGAAGGAAGTCCTAAGCTCCGAGTCATTCCAGACTTGGGTTAAGGGCAGCCAGTTCCGTCAGAACCTATTTGCTCAAGCGGATTCGAACTATGACTTCGCCGCAGCAGATGAACTGTTGACACTCTACAAAGACACGCAGGGCGTTGTCAAGAGTCAAGCAGCAGTTGAGAAGGTCGCAAAGAAGGCTGAATTGAAGAAGGCTTCTACTGGCTCGTCGCGCTCTAACCCTGAGGGTCAAACAACCCGTAAGGTGTATAGACGTCGTGACATTATTGAACTAATGAACCGCGACCCAAAACGATATGAGGCAATGCAGCCTGAGATAATGAAAGCATATCAGGAGGGGAGGGTTAAATAAACCTTAAAGGAATATCACCATGGCACTTGGATCAAACCACGTAACAAACACAACCGCAGCTACTTTCATCCCAGAGATCTGGAGTGACGAGATCATTGCTTCTTACGAGAAGTCATTGGTAGTTAAGCCTCTCGTTCGCGCTATGTCTATGGTAGGCAAGAAGGGCGATACTATCCGTATCCCTAAGCCTGATCGTGGATCTGCTTCTGCCAAGGGCGCTGAGTCTCAGGTAACTCTTATCGCTGGCACCACTGGCGAGCTGGTTATCTCTGTAGATCAGCACTTTGAATACTCACGTATGATTGAAGACATCACTGACGTACAAGCTCTTAACAGCCTCCGGTCTTTCTACACGACTGACGCTGGTTACGCTCTTGCTACTCAGGTTGACACTGCTCTTATCGCTGAAGCCAACTCTGGTTTCACTGCTAAGAAGTCATTCGTATCTGGCGGAATCGCTGACGAAGCTGGCGCAACCACTACTGCTTTCAACGACGAAGGCTTCCGTGCTGCTATCCAGATCCTTGACGACAACGACGTACCCGGCGACAGCCGTGTATTAGTAGTCCCACCTGCTGTTAAGATGGCAATGCTGGGCGTTTCTAACTACATCTCTAGCGACTTCGTTGCTGGCAGCCCTGTAGTAAACGGCAAGCTTGGCGACGTCTACGGCGTTGAGATATATGTCTCTACTAACCTTACTGGTAACGCTGGTGAGAAGAACTGTTTGTTAATGCACAAAGATGCATTGGTATTCGCTGAGCAGCTGGGTGTTCGTACTCAGACTCAGTACAAGCAAGAGTTCTTGGCTGACCTGATGACTGCCGATACTATCTACGGCCTCGAGACTTACCGTCCTGAGTCTGGCGTAACTATCGCAGCTACAGTCTAAGCTAAACCCTAGCGGCCCTTCGGGGTCGCTTCTTTCTGTCTGTCCTTTGCCCACAGAGGGCATACACAAAGAATCCAATCGGAGCACATAATGAGTATAACATATACACCTACTACTA